TGGATGGCCGCAGCTTCCCTGCTGAGCCTGCGGAAGGCTGGATGCAGCGACTTGTGAGCGGAGCGGAGTATTTCATTCTTGCTGGAGGGCACCAGATGGCACTCAGACCTACACAGAAGCCTTCTGAGGGCATTCCGTCTGGTCACGAGTATTATCACTACTCTGTGGGCGAAAGCCTCTACACGGGCATCTTTGTTGGGAGGGACAGCGCATGACCATGACGTACAAAATCACCTTTGCTGACCTCGGTTGGTATGAGGTGAAGGCTGAGAACCGGAAAGAGGCTGAGGAAGTGGCCCTTTTCGCTGCCCGGAACTTCCACCCGGAGCTTCCTGCTGAGAAGCTGAAAATCGAAAAAACAGAGGTGTTACACAATGGATGAAGAAAAGAAGGTCTCGGAGATTTTGCCCCCGACTGAGATTCTGGCGCAGATGTCCGAAGAGTATTCCGAAGGTGCGCAGGCCGCGCTGAAGCTGCGCCGCGCTCTGGATGGCACGAACCCTACTCCCAAGACCATCGAAGAGTGCTGGGAGAATCTGAAAGAGGAGTTCGGGGATGTCCTGAACAGCATCTATGCCCTGCTGGGCGAGCCTGTGAACGGCTTTGCCATGCAGGAGTTTTACGAAGAATGCTGGGAGAAGGCACAGGAAAAATACCCACGCTGGAAGAAACGTCTTGCGGAGCGCAAGAATGTTGCCGTACTGGGCTGGCCTGTCTGCCAGAACTGCGGCAGGCCGATGGTTATGTGCCAGCCGCCGGAGATTCTGGCCGGGGTGAAGTATCTGCATTATTGCTGCCCTGTCTGCTACAACCAGAGCTGCAGCCGGAAGATGCTGGAGCCTGAGGAGGTGCAGACGAATGACTGAGAGAAGGACCGGCCTTTTTAAGTGCCGCAACTGCGGATGTATCTTCGAGGAAAAAGTGGATGTCACGCAGGCTGTGAACTGGGCCATCAAAGACATTACCGAAACTCCGGGAGGAGACGGTATTACAAGCGTATTCCACGGGTCGTTCCTTCCTGATCGGTTTATCATCCACTGGTGCAAAAAGGATAAGGCTTGCATCTGCGACCTTATCGGCTGGAAGGTCGGAGAGGAGGCGCAGGACGATGGCAAATGATGTTCGCCCTGTGGATGCCAATGAGCTGCTGAAGCAGGCCATCTACTGCAAAGAGGAGGACGGCTCAGGCGTGTATGCCGTGCCCATCAGCTGTATCTTTGTCGCTCCTACCTTGGAGGTGGAGCAGAAGGAGGAAACGAAAGATGGCTGATGAAAAGAAGATCGCCCGGCTGGCCGATGTTGGCGAACTGGAAGCTTCCCTCAAAAAAGACCTCGCAGAGGAGAAGGCCAAGGGCAAGGCTGCCGACATCCTGTTCTGCGAGAGCATCGAAGATGAGCTGTCCGACCTCGAAAAACTTCCTACCGTTGACCATGAGAGCTTGCGACCTAAAACGAGCATGAAGTATGACGCTTTGACCCGCACTGTAATGTGCCGGAATTGCTCTGGAGAAGCAAAGCTCGGAGAGTATGATAACCCGGAGGATTTCAGATACTGCCCATTTTGTGGCTTCAAGGTGGAGGGCTTGACGTATGATGTTGATTGACCGTGACGAGCTGCTCAAGCACGAAGTTATGATTATCACCAAGGGCAACGCTGCTTTTCATGGCGTTCCGTCATCTCTTATCGAGATTGCCCCGGTTGTTGACCTCAAGAACCTGCAGCCCGTATGGAGAGACCCGGAAACCGACCCGCCGAAGGTCGAAGAAGAAGTGCTGATTATGTATCAGACCGCATCTGGAGAATGCGGAATCACAACGGCCCACTACGAAGATGGAACGCTCTTATCCCAAGATAGCATTTTTTACTGGGATGAGCTTGCAGCATGGGGCAAGCTGGATGAAGAACATGATGATTACATCATCCCCAAAGGGTGGTGGGAATATCGACACTTCAATCAGGACGAAGTCTACAACAACCGGGTAGATTATCCTGTGATGGGCTGGATGCCGCTGCCTGAGAAGCTGAAAAAGGAGGGCGTGGCATGAGCAAGCGGAAATATCTTGGTGCTGAAACCCTGAAGCAACATCTTTTCGCGGAGGCCACTCTGGGCTACATCAAGACATTGGAAGATGTGAACAGGGTCATTGATGCCATGCCTGAAGCTGACCCGCAGGAAATGGCCCGCCAGCTCTGGAGAGATGCAAAGAAAGACCCGCCTGACCCGAATGTTGATGTCATCGTGTACTGCTCCGATGGTGCTATCTTGACCGCATTCATGTATGACAGCGGAGATTGGGCCGAGAACAGAGAGTGCATTCCTCTGGATGATGTCACCCACTGGATGCCTAACATCACAGGCCCTGAACTGGAGGAACCTGAAGCATGAAAGTTTTGATAGCCTGCGAGGAGAGCCAAGAGGTTTGCAAGGCTTTCCGAGCACGAGGGCATGAAGCATACTCTTGCGACATTCAGGAACCATCTGGCGGTCACCCGGAATGGCACATCCTTGGCGATGCGCTGTTGCCCCTGAGGGGGGGCAAATTGAGACGATGGATGATAAAGGGCATTACATTGATGCTTGGGACTTGCTCATTGCGCACCCGCCCTGCACATACCTGAGCAATGCCGGCGCACGGCATCTCTGGAAAGGGCACCAGCTTCAAGCTGACCGCGTGATGTTGGGCATTCAGGGCCGCGACCTGTTTATGCGGTTCTGGTGGGCAGATGTGCCGAGAATCTGCGTGGAAAATCCCGTGCCGAGTAAGGTTTTCTGTCTGCCACCGTATACGCAAGCTGTGCAGCCGTATGAGTATGGACACCCATACAGCAAGAAAACTTGCCTTTGGCTGAAGGCTCTGCCGCCACTATTCCCGACCGATATTGTGGAGCCTGTGGCTACATGGTGTCCGTCTGGTTCTTATGCACATAAGCATGATGAGCGCAACAAGGGTATGTTTACCACTGACCGCGCTAAAAATCGAGCAAAAACATTCCCCGGAGTTGCGAAAGCTATGTCTGAGCAGTGGGGATAACAGGAGGAAAAGAACGATGGGTAAATTCGGAAGCCACCAGCCGCGAGGAAAAGCGGCGATGACCACCAACATGAGGAAGATCGTGCGGCAGAATCAGCTCTGCGGCTTTCTCATGGCTCTGGATGGCATTGCCATCACATGGGGTGCCCTGATTCAGAATCTGCGGTGTGAGCTGGGCCTGACCGATGAGCAGGTGCAGAAGATCATCCGCGTTGGCGACAGGTACTGGGAGATGGTTGGCGAGTTCAAGAACGAGGGCATGGCCCCGGAAGAGTTTGCAGAGTATCTCGAAGCAAAATCCGCACAGGTCGAAAAGGACTTACGGGAGATGTGGACATGAGCAACGAAAAGGAGCTGGTGCTGTTCTGCCGGGCAGACGGCAAGTGGGCTGTCTATGATGATACCTACGACATCACCATTCACTGCGAATCTCAGCAAGAACAGGATGACGCTGTGAAGATGCTGGAAAGGGCAAACGAATGCAGAGGATTTTCTGCGACTGGTATGCTGGACAAATATGTTCCGAAATACCCGATGGTGTCTGCTGTTGCGCTGTCAAGATTCTGCAAGAACTGGCTGGCTGCCGGGAAAGGCTGCCCGGGATGCCCGTTTGATAAGCCGACCAGCAATGATGGCGATGGAGAATGCCGCCTCGGTGTTCCTTCCGACTGGGACATCTGAGGAGGCTGCCGGATGAAGTGCAATGTGAATATCCCAGAAGCCTGCCCTTTTTGCGGCAGGCAGCTCCAGCAGGAAAGCAAAGACTTTGCCCTGCTGGATGAGCAGAGCAAACCGATTGGCAAGTTCTGTCACATCTACTGGAGGCACCCGACTACCACCGACTGCATCTTGGGTGACTGCAATGTGACCTACGAGCCGGACGGCATCGAGAGAACCCAAGGCTATTCCTTCTCGAACACGCCTGACGAAATCAGGAAGTGGAACAAGAGGAGCCTGAGCTGGGACATGAATAAAGCCAAATGGAGATGATAAAATGGACCGAATTTTCTGCGAGAGGCTGAAAGCCTGCCGCGTGGCTGCCGGCCTGAGCCAGAAAGAGCTTGCGTATAGGCTGGGAACTGATTTTCAGGTCGTAAGTCTGTATGAGAGGGGCGGCGCAATGCCTGGCATTGAAGCTATCCGCAAGTTTGCGGAAGCTCTGGGCGTGTCTGCTGGGTATCTGGTTGACAGGACGCCGCCGCGCCGTGTTGATGTCTGCCCCTGCTGTGGGGCAAAGCTGGAGCCTCAGAAAGGGGGTGTGCGTTATGAATTACCGCGAGTTTCTGGAGCAGAAAATTGACATCGCGCCCATGTCTGGCATTGAGATTGACCCGTCCGAGGTCAATCCTGTGCTGAAAGACCACCAGCGCGTCAGTGTCCTGTGGGCACTGCGTGGGGGCCGCAGGGGTATCTTTGCCCGGTTTGGTCTGGGAAAGACCGTCATGCAGCTCGAATGGTGCCGCCTCCTGCAGAAACATGAAGGCGGACAGGTGCTCATTGTGATGCCCCTGAACGTGCTGCCTGAGTTCAAGGCAGATGCCGTGAATCTGCTGGGGATGGCCGAACCTCCCTACTGCCGCACGATGGCAGAGGTGGAGGCAAGCGGCGCACCCATTGTCCTGACGAACTATGAGCGTGTCCGAGATGGTGACATTGACCCGCACCGCTTTACTGCTGTTTCTCTGGATGAAGCGGCCACTCTGCGCAGCTTCGGCTCTAAGACGTACCAGAGCTTTATGCTGAAGTTCAAGGGGGTCAAGTATAAGTTGACCAATACGGCCACGCCTTCCCCGAACCGGTATAAAGAGCTGATTCACTATGCAGGTTTTCTGGAGGTCATGGACACCGGGCAGGCCCTTACTCGTTTTTTCAAACGGGATTCCACCAAGGCGAACAACCTGACCCTTTATCCGGGCCGCGAGCGCGAGTTCTGGATTTGGTGCGCCAGCTGGGGGCTGTTCCTCCAGAAACCTTCCGACCTTGGTTTTTCGGATGAAGGGTACGCCCTGCCCCCGATGGACATCCAATACCACAAGCTCACCAGTCTTGACCGCCCTGCGGAGTTTGAAGCTGACGGCCAGATGAAGCTCGGCCACGATGCCGCGATGGGGCTGTCTGATGCTGCCAAGGAAAAGCGCGATAGCATTGACATCCGCGCTGCTGAGGTGGCCCGCATCATTGCCGAAGCTCCCGCCGATGAGCATTTTGTGGTCTGGCACGACCTCGAAGATGAGCGCAAGGCTCTCAAAAAGGCTGTGCCTGAGATGGTGGACATCTATGGCAGCATGGAGCTGGAGGCCCGCGAACAGCGCGTCATGGATTTTGCGCAGGGCCGTACCCGCATCTTTGGCACGAAAAAGAGCCTGTCCGGCTCTGGATGCAATTTCCAAAGATTCTGCCATAGGGCAATTTTCATGGGGGTGGACTATGAGTTTAACGACTTCATCCAAGCCATTCATCGTATCTACCGCTTTTTGCAGAAAGCTCCTGTCATCATCGACATCTTGTATATGGACACTGAAACGGAGATTCTGCTGGCCCTCCAGCGCAAGTGGCGGCAGTATGACGAGCTGAGTGAGAAGATGGAGGAGATCATCAAGGAATACGGCCTCGGCAGCCTTGCTCTGGAGGCCCTGAAACGAACGATAGGATGTGAGCGTGTGGAAGTTAAGGGAAATAATTATACGGCCATCAACAACGACTGCGTGGAAGAGGTGCGGAGCTGGCCGACAGACAGCATCGACCTTTATGTGACCTCTATTCCGTTCGGCAACCACTATGAGTACAGCCCCAGCTACAACGACTTCGGACACAACCCGAACGATGATGAGTTCTTCAAGCAGATGGACTTCCTCACCCCTGAGCTGCTGCGGACTCTGAAGCCGGGCCGCGTGGCTGCGATTCATGTCAAAGACCGCGTGGAGTTCGCCAATGTCACCGGGCTGGCCGCTCCTACCATTGAGCCGTTCCATGCTGACTGCATTGCCCATTTCCGCAAACATGGTTTTGCGTACTTTGGGATGATTACTGTGGTCACCGATGTGGTGAGGGAAAACAATCAAACGTACAGATTGGGCTGGACTGAGCAGTGCAAAGATGGCACAAAAATGGGCGTTGGATGCCCTGAGTACATCTTGCTGTTCCGCAAGCTGCCTACCGACCGCAGCCGCGGCTATGCTGATACACCCGTGAAGAAGTCCAAAGAGGAGTACACCCGCGCACAGTGGCAGATTGACGCCCATGCTTTCTGGCGTTCCAGCGGTGACCGGCCTTTTACCCGGGAAGAACTGGAGAAGATACCCACCTCGAAGTTGCAGGCGGTCTACCGCAAATTCAGCCGTGATACCGTCTATTCTTACGCTGAGCACGTCAAATTGGCCGAAAGTCTGGATAAAGACGGACGGCTGCCTTCCACCTTCATGGTTGTCGCCCCGGGAAGCTGGGACATGACGGTCTGGGATGACATCGTGCGGATGCGCACCCTGAATACCTCCCAGAGCCGGCGGCGGCAGAACCTCCATGTTTGCCCGCTCCAGCTGGATATTGTGCAGCGGCTGATTGAGCGGTACTCCAACGAGGGCGAGCTGGTAGCTGACCCCTTTGCAGGGCTGTTCACTGTGCCCTATGAGGCCGTGAAGCTGGGCCGCCGTGGTAAAGGCGTAGAGCTGAACACTGACTATTTCCGGGACGGTGTGGGCTATCTGGAGAGCGCGGATGCTGAGCGCGATGCGCCCACCCTGTTTGACCTGTTGGAGAATGGAGCGTGACCCGATGAACCGTGACAATGATATGGGCCGGAATGCTGAGCATTACGCCGACCCGACCCCAACCGCAGCCATGAAGAACATCCGCAAGGAAGAACGCCAGAAAGATGCTGCAACCATGCTGCAAATCAGCATTCTCGTGCCCCTGCTGCGTCAGGTGGCCGACCTTGCAGGATTTGAGATTCTGGGCCGCATTCCTCTGAGGGATAAGGCCACCGGGAAGGAGTGGCGATAACATGGATGTGAACGAGAGCGAGAAGATCATTGCGACCTGTCGTGATACGATGCTGACCGCGCTGGAGAAGGTCGGCGGGCAGAGCCTTATCTGCTCTTGGACACGGCACGATGGCTCTACCGTCAAGCTGAGCTTGACCATCCGCGAGAGCGACCAGAACACCGTTGCTGACTGCATCCGCGACATGGACGATGAGGAGATGGCGCGGCGGCTGGTGCCCAATGTGCTGGATGTTTTTGCAGATGGCGGACAGAGCGAGGACGATGTCCGGGACTGGCTGGAGCTGCCGGAGAGCTTTCTTCGGCACTGAGGAGGTGGAAACATGGATAAAACCGATTTTGTCAAGCAGCTTGCCACACTGGAATCCCTGACAGACTGGGAAGATGGTGATGCTGTTCTGGAGGCTCTGGACACAGCTCGCCGGGAGATTTACATCCAGTACCGTACTGGCAAAATGAACGCAGAGGAGTTCCGGGCACTAAACGTGCTGGCTGGCTGTCTGGAGCATCGGGCCCTTGATTCTATGATGGACAAGTGGGATGAAGAAGCAGAAAGGATGTGAGCACATGGCACAGCATTTCAAAATCGACTGCAACCTCGTGGATGACCGCCGCACCCTGACCGCGATTCTGGCCCAGAATGGCTACGCTGTCAGCTGGGGCAAAGAGAAGCGCAGCGGCAAAGCTGGGTACGTCTATTTTGTGGAGTATTGGAGGCTGGAAGATGAGCGAGAAGATGTCCGTTGAACGTGCCGCCGGGATTCTTGACCCGAGGCACCGCGAGAGATATGAAAGCCTTGCCGCTGTCGAGGACGCCTGCTCGATGGGCCGCGATGCCATGCTGCTGAGGATTCCGCGCAGCCCGTATCCAGATGGCGATAAGAGCATCCTGAGCTGTCCGAACTGCGGCTCTGGTGAATATCTGCACAATCAGGACGAAGCCGAAAACACGTTCTGTGGGCAGTGCGGGCAGGCTATTTTGTGGGAGGACTAAAACACATGACCGAAAAACCGAAGATTCCGTACAATTCGCAGATGGCCTTTGCTATCGCCGCCGGGCGAGATGCTGATGCCAGCCGCATCATGGCAGAGGCTATGGGGGAGATCGTGGGCAAGGCTTGCGGCTTTGCTCAGCTGTTTGACTTCTCCGACCTTCCCTTTGTGGTGGCCGGCATGAGGGCTGCCGCAAACATCCTCGAAAACTCGATGGACGAAAAAAGCAAGGTGCTGGCCGATAATATCCTCAGCCACACCCGGTATGTCACTGTGGATGCCGCTGAACTGAAGCGGCAGATGGAAGCCGAGGAGGGCAACGACAATGACAATGCGTAAACCTATTACATCCGCTACCATGCGCCGGAGCATGACCGGGGCACGGAGCCGCGCCGAAGGTGCTGGCTTTGAGAGTCTCATCAATTCTGCCTGCGAGTATTACCGCACCAATGGTATTGCGGACATCGAAAAGACCCCTGAGCCGATGAAGCCTCTGGGAGGAGCTGACCGCTCTGGCCGCTTCCTTGCCTGCTATACCAAGCAGGCCCAGCCTGACTACAAGGGCATTCTGGCCGGTGGCACAGCCGTGACCTTTGAAGCAAAGCACACGAACAGCGGAAAGATGGGGCTTGACCGCGTATCATCCACGCAGGCGGCCTGCCTGAGCCGCACAACGCTTCTTGGTGGTGTGGCCTTTGTCCTTTGCTCTTTTGGAGCAAACGCCTATTACAGAGTTCCGTGGCTGGTCTGGTGCGATATGAAAAATCTGTTCGGCAGGAAGTACGTCACGCAGGATGACCTGAAGGCGTATCGTGTCCGCTTTGCGGCACCCGGTGTGCTGCTGTTTCTGGAGGGCGTGAACAATGAAAAGCATTGAGGAAATGAAGAGCAGCCCGCGCCTGCTGGTTGTCAAGGAGGGCTTTGATGGTCTGATGGGCTATCTGCACCACCCGCGGTATAGGGCTTCAGCTGTGGCCATTATTGCCTCGTGGGGTGGCGGCTGGGAACACGTTAGCGTGAGCCTGAGCAACCGTTGCCCGACATGGGAGGAAATGTGCATGGTCAAGGACATCTTCTGGGGCGAAGATGAGTGCGTTATCCAGTTCCACCCGCCCAAGAGTGCGAACATCAACACCCATCCGTACTGCCTGCACATGTGGAAGAAAATCGGTGCAGAGTATGAGCTGCCGCCGAAAGAGTTTGTTTGAAGGGAGCGGAAACAATGAGCAAGAGAGAGAATAAGCGCATCCGGCAGCTGGAACGCCGCGTGGAAAAGCTGGAGCGCACCTTATATGGCAAGCGCGGCGTTCCTGACTATGAGATTCAGATAACTGCCGCCGGAACCCCTGAGATGCTGGACGATATGGGCACCAAGCTGGCCGAGAGTATCCAGCAGGCGTTTGGGAAAGCCGCGAGCATTGAGAAACCGCCGGAATCTGTGCCCATGGAGTTCAAGTTCGCCACTGATAAGGACAAGCAGGCCGAAAAAGCCCGCAAAACTGTGTATGAGGTGCTGAAGGATAGATTTACCGCTTCAAGCTACCGTTAAGCTCTTTCGAGCTATTTTTCAAGCAAAAACGGGGAGGAACAAAATGGATAAGAT